AAAATCAGTTGAGCCATGGCGTCAATGAACGCCTCTGCCTCATCTTCCTCGGCTGTCGGGCATGCGTTCAAGAACGCGACCACGGCAATTTCGTATGCGGCGTTGATGGCCGGGTGATCGGGCAGGTTCATCACAGCGCCCTCAACAGGTCAAACAGTTTGCTCATGGCTGCAGCTCCTTGATCGACAGGCTGGACTGGCGCACGCTGTACGCAGCCTTTGCAGCCACCAAGCGCTCCGATTGGGCTTTGTAGTTGCGCATGGGCCAGCTGATCACATAGCTGCCAGCGCGGCCCTTCTCGGCCTGGCCCAGCTGCTCCTTGATCAGCTTCTCTGCCTCCTCGATGCTGGCCTCGGCTTCGCGGATCGCTGCCTTGCTGGCCATGATTCCCTTGGCCAGGTCGGCCACCGTGGGCGGCAGCTCGATCTCGTCCTTGATGGCGCTGGGGAATATCCGGTCCAGCTCCTTGCTGCTGGCCGGTGGATACCACTCGATGGCCCCGGTCTGGCGGTAGGTCTCGAGCCGGGTCTCGAAGTCCTGCACTGCTTTAATGATCGCGCCCTGGGTCTCCTTGTGCGGGGCGAACAGGAACACGCGCAGCTCGATGCCCTGGTACAGCACGCAGACCGCGCCCCACTTGTGGCCGGTGACCAGCATCTGGCCCTGCAGCTGGATCGGGCCACGCGCCAGGTGCGGCACATCCTCTGGCATGGTCTTGGTCAGCTTGGCCTCGAGGACGCCTGGCCCGTTCAGCACGATGCTGTCCTGACCGACCACATAGATGCCTTTGTCGGGGTCTGTGGTGATCTCCTGGCCCAGCCCAAAGCCGATGCCGTCCAGGCTGCACTGCAGCGCAACAGAGCGGTGCTTGTAAGGCTCCGTGATCTGGGTGTTGAACTCGGCAAGCCCCAGGCGCTTGGCTGACTGCTCGAGGATCACTGGCTCTAGTGTGTTGCCCCAGCCCATGGCCTCGTTGCCGATGTCGGGGCGCTCCTTGCCGTCGATGGCGTTGATGCTGAACTGCAGCTCATCGTTGGGTGTGCTGTACTTGCTGAAGCCCATCAGGCCAGGCAAGCGCGAGGCAGACATCTCGCGGTCATCAGTGAGTTTTCCGGCCATCGCTGGCTCCTTTCAGTTGGTAGCTGGCAATGTGTTTGCCAGTGGGGGTGGTGATGGTCTCCGTGAGGATTTCGTGACCCTGCTGGCGCAGGTCAGCGATGCGAGCGGCCAGCCGAAAGCAGCCAGCCTTCTCGAGCGCGTCCATGGCCGTGACCGGGCCGCGCTTGAGCATGTCGAGGATCTGGGTGGCCTGGCTCATGACGCGACCCCCCGGCTGACCGACATGGGGTTGAGGCGCTGCATGACTTCCTGCTGGGCATCACGGCTTGGTGGAACCCAGCCAAAACTTAGCCATGTCTTGGCCACATCGGTGGACGCTGCCGGGGTGTAGGGTCTACCACCCAGCAGGGTCTCGGTCGGGTTGACTCTCTTGGCGTCCATGATCAACCCCTCCACGCCAGCATGACACCCATGCCAGCGAACAAGATGATGGTGGCCACGGCACACAAACGGTCGACGGTTTTTTCGCTCATGATTTTCTCCTGTTGTTTTGTCAGGCTCGCGCCATGACGTTGCTGACTTGGCTTGCGTGCCAAGTGCTGCCCCCACGGGCAGTTTCGATCCCTCGGCTGGTCAACTCCATGGCGATCTCGCGCATGGTGTTAAAGCCTTGGGCTTTGATCTTCTCGATGATCGGCTGCACACGGGCAGCAAAGGCATCAGCACGGGCTTGGATGCGTTCATTGCCGGCAGCGCTGCCCTTGCTGGGGTCAGGGCAGCCAAGACGCACGCCACGGGCCTTGGCGGCCTGCAGAGCAGCCTTCGTGCGCTCGCTGATCTTGCGCGCCTCCCACTCAGCGAACACGGCAGACATCTGCAGCCAGGTGCGGTCGGCCTCCGGCATGTCGGCGCACACGAACGGCACGCCAGACTCAAGCAGGCCAGACACAAAGTGAACATTGCGAGCGAGGCGGTCCAGCTTGGCGATCACCAGCGTGGCCTTGGCGCGCTTGGCCGTGGCCAGAGCTGCGGCCAGTTGCTCGCGGTCGTTCTTGCGGCCAGACTCCACCTCGGTGAACTCGGCCACCAGCTCGGCCTGGCCGATGTGCTGGGCAACAGCTGTGCGCTGGGCGTCCAGACCCAAGCCGGACTGGCCCTGGCGGTCTGTGGAAACGCGAAAGTAAGCAACGAATTTGGTCATGTCAGTCTCCGATCAGGTGCCGTAAGTGCCCCAGGCGGGCATGTCCATGGTCAGCTCGATGGCCGTCCAGCACATCTGGTGGCGCTGGATCTCGCCCGCCATGAAGCGGCGGTAGTCGGTCATGGCTTGGGTCAGGTCAGCCACCTTGGTCAGATTCCAATCGGTGGGCTTGGCCAGGGCGTAAGCCTGGGCACGCTCGAGGTTGCACTCGAGGGTCTGCAGGTTGCGGGTGTGGTCGCTCATGTCAGGCCACCGCTTTCTTGGCTGCCTGGCGCTCAAGGAACGCAAACAGCTTGCTGCTGGCGCATCGCTCGCAGCGCAGCGCAGGAGCCAAGGCCAGGAACTCGGCGGCAGGCACTGTCAGGTGTTCGCCGCGCAAGCTGCCGCCAGAGCGGCCTGACTTGCATGTGGGGCCGTAGTGAACGGTGTGCTGGAGGTGGTCTTTGCGCATGACTCAGCCCTGGATGCGGATGGCCACAACGCGACCGAAGAGGTCGGTCACTTGGGCTTTGTCGCTGCAGTGGGCGAGCCAGTCGAGGGCATCGGCACGGCTCCATGCGCGTTGACGGGTGCCGAAAGAATCTGTGATCAGGTACATGTTGAACTCCTTGAGCGTCATCTGCTCGTTGAACATGCGTCATTGTAAACACAAAACCGATATCGTGTACAACCCCCAAAAGATCGGCAATCCGTAGGTGTTTACCCTAACAAGTCAAAAAATCAATGACTTTGGGTGTCCTGTCCAATATCGCCCCGCTATACTTTGGGGCATGGACAACAAACGAATCCCGTTCCTTGTGCGGCTACACAAGGACAGCCGAGAGCTGCTCACCAAGGCCGCTGAAGACCAGCGCCGCAGCGTCAGCTCGATCATCGACCAGTGCGTGCGCGACCAGCTGCAGACCCGCTACGGCGAATTGCAGCCCCGCCTGCAGCGTTTCCTGTCGGGGGTCAAGCAATGAGCAAACCCCGCGCAGTCCATGTGCCACAGCTGGGCCCCGGTGACTGATTTTTGCCGGGTTCTGGCCTTTCGCATGGCCTTCATGTAGATCTGCCTGATGCGCTCCTTGGTGACGCCAAGCTCTTGCCCGGCTTCTTCCAAGGTTGCTCCGTCCATCACAAGCATTTGCACGACCAGATCCTCACGGTCGGTGAAGCAGATTGTCTCCAGAAGCTTGACGACCAGCTCGCGCTGCTCGACCTGCTCCATGTCGGACTGCAGCTCAAATGACCAGCGATGGCGTGGCAGCTCTGGCAGCTCTTCGTCCCGGCTGTACCAGATGCGCTTGACCTCGCTGGGTAGCGATGCTGTCTGCAGCTTGCCGTAGTAGGGCGATGCAAAGCCGTTCATGCGATCACCCTGGCCTTCCTGTGATGGATCTCTCTGGCCACCAGGTCGAGCGCCTTCTCGAGCTCTGCGATGTTGCAGGTGTCCAGCTGCTGGTCGTGGATGTCCATGCCGATGTTCATGGCCTGCATCTCTGGGCCGGTGAACCGGAACACACCCTTGGCCAGCGAGCGCTTGCCCATGGCGTGCAGTGCGTCCTGTGCCGCCCTGATCTCTGCCGACAGGTGTGCACCCAGCTTGTCGGGGTTCACGGTGGCCAGCGCTTCGGCCATGTTCATGCCTGCGATCAGCAGGTCAACGGTGTCGCGGTTGGCATCGCCACTGGTCATGTCGAACATGGCTTGGTGGTTCTTGATCTTCAGGCCCACAGCGTGCTCGTTCTCGCGCATGGGCTTGAACCCATCCAGCACCCACTGCACCGGGTTGACCAGCACGGGGCGAGGCTTGCGGTTGCTTTTTTTTCTCATGCCTTGCTTCTTGCGTTGATTGCAGCCAGCAGGCCGTCAATGGTGTCGAACTCTTCCTTGGTGTCGGTTAGCATGAAGGTGGCCTTGCCCTTGCCCCACTCGCCAGTGCTGATCTTGCGGGGCGTGATGACCTGCTTGGCGATCTTGTGCTCGATGTTTTGATACTGGCGCAGCCCGTGATCCTCGGCTGAGTAGCCGAAGGTGTATTG